TTGGCCATCATTTCTCCACTAGCAAATATAGAGTCCAGATCATCATCACTGCGAATAAGAACGCAGCTAGAGAATTGTTTAGTAGGAGTTCCAAGACCAGCAAGCACAGGAGTAGCAAGAGTGAATAAACCGTCACTGGCAGCGTTGTAGTACTCTTTGATGTAGCGCATTCTCGCTGTGTTCGGTTCTTCTGAGTGAAATACAGTAGCGGCCGCGACCATGTATCTAATTTGCGGAGTTTCATATGTTTGTCCTGTTGAACGATTTTTTACCAGGTACTTTTCAATCAGCTGCTCAATGGCTGCATAACTGTATTGTTCGTCCTTGGCATGATCCAGCATGTCATTCATGCGATTCCAGTCGGCTTCAGTGTACCACTCCAGCAGTTCGGGTGTGTACAAGCCGGTGGCCACATTGGTTTTCACAATCTCATACAGGTGAGGCGGTGTGTATGCACCATAAACGTCTTTTCTCAACATGCTGAGTCGTTGCTTGCCTGCCACGAACTGATAGTTGGTGTGTCCAACGCCAGGATTGCTTTCAACGTCGATCAAGTCAACAATGGCTCTCAGTGTGATACCATCAATTTCTCGAGTGGTAATGCCATCATAAAAATGCAATTGAGCCTTGATTTCTATCATGCTTTGACTAACGTCTGCAATACCTGCGCATACTTTTGCAATCTGCGTTTGCCATTTTTCCAACGCCAAGGGCTCACGAAGTCCATTGCGCTTTTGTACCGTGATTGTTTTCATTATTTAATTTGTTGTTGTATTTCTTGCCGACTAACACTGCGACGAACCTTGTAGGGTTCTGGGTTGATATTTAACACTTGTTCTGGTGCCCAATTAAGTATATATTTCTTTTTGTGTACCAGGACTAAATTGTCACTGCCGGTATCTACCAAATGGGAATCCTGCAGATCCGGGTGGTCCAGCATAGCTATAGTATACATGATTCCCAGCCCGCGAGCAAGACTACAATACATGTTGTCGCTCAATAATTGCCAGGGATCTGGCCAGGTAAGCTGATCATCCCAGTGCAGATGGTAAGCACGCCAAGGCGCACAGAACCACCAGTTGTTGATCAAGTGCAGCGCAGATTCCGAATCGGCCTGTGCTGCCTGGGCCCGGAGCTGCGACCAACTCTCAAGTCGTTGAGCAAAAGTGGAGGGCCACATCGCTTGTTATGCCAGATGGGTTATTGAATATTGAATGATACCGGGTTGACCGGTGTTGGAGGTGGATGCTGTCCAGGATACCACACTGGCTGCTTCGCTCACTGCAAATGTCACACCAGGCCCGGCACCGTTGTCTATGCTGGTATCCTGACCAGTCAACCCGGTTCCTGAAGCATCTGTGCCTGCCACAATAAAATACACACCAGTTTGAATGTTGACATCTCGCACAATGGTATAGTTGATTTGCACTGCGCGAATCTTGGTAGCATCAAACGTGGTTATGACTTGGCCGGCAGTGTTGTTGACCAAGGTCATTGATTGACCAGTTTGTCTTACATAGGTGCCTTGTTTGATTTGGTCAGCACTTTCATACGCAAGATTGACTCCGTCATTGATGTCGATTCTTGGATAGGTAGTGGCATAAACAGAACTGCGTTCAAACATATCACCTATGCTGACATTTTGTTCACCCAGGAAGTTGATCACTGACGTGGATGGACTTGTGGTTCCGTTGAAATGATTGCCAACATCATAGAACACATTGTAGCCCGAAGCATTGAGTCCGGTATTGGCAGCAATTTTGATACCTTCAGCATAGATATTATCAAAGCTGTTGCCCAGGATACGGAATCCTGTTGGACCACCGTTTACCGGTGCTGGACTGCCCAGCAGCACTCCTTGATACAGTGTGTCAAATTGACTTTCAGTTACCACACATCCTTGTATTTGGTTGGCAGTGTTGAATGCCCAGGTGGCACCTGTAAAACTGCATCTACGAAAGGTGATGTTGTTGCAGATCAAGCTCGGGGTTGAATCAAATCGTACACATGCCATGTCATCAGCATCAGTGTCAAGATCGGCCTGGACCAACGGACCAGAAAAGCTGACATCTGTAAATGTGCAGAAACTGGCATCCTCGACCAGTACAACGTCTGTGGTTTCTAGCGATCGAAATCCCAAAGATGCAATTTCAATATTGGTAGGTGGTGTGGCACCATTGTTTCCAATGTTTACTCCGGTCTGTTGCAGGCTGTCACCAAATCTGGCCACGTATTCACTCAAGGTACTTGTGGGACTCGAAGTGTCCAGCGTGATAACACTGGAATTTGCACCTTCGCCATAGAGTCTGGCATAAGGCGGAATCACAATTGATTCAGTAATCAAATAAACACCAGCTGGGAAGAACAATGCACGGCGAATTTGTGGATTGATTTCTCTACAGAACAACTGATACAATGCGCGATTAATTGCTTCGGTATCGTCTGTGACACCATCGCCTACTGCACCAAAGTCCAGAACGCTGGCAAATTGATCCAGCCAGTTTTGCAAACTCAAACTAACTGGGCTGCCTGATGTGGCTCCAGTTTGCACAGTGTACCCGGCAGCAGCACCTTGAAAGGTGTATGCTCCATTTACCAACAATAAATCCGAAAACTCTGTGAGAACTTCTGTGTTGCCAATCACCGGGGCACCGTCTTGAAGGGTGCCATTGCCGATGTACAATCTGCGTTCGTCAATGGCCCAGCCCAATTCTGCACCAGCCAATTGCGGCAGGTTTTCTGCTAGACCTTTGCGGTTTGTGATGCGACTAACTTGTACAATTGCCATATGAATCCTGATTCTGTTCTGTATTTAGCGTGTGGCGTAGTACAGCTCAACTCGTTTCATCCATTCATTGTTCCAATGTGCAAATTCGTCACCTTCGATCACGTACTCTGTGTATACAGGCTTGCTCAGGCTACCATCAGCTAGCATGTCAGGCTGTTGGGCCATCAAAATAACGCCGCAGTCAATGGTGGTGCCGTGTGTTTCATTGTGTGCCGCTGCATACGCTGCTAACTGTATGAAATAATCATCGATCCATTCGCGCTTTTTGGGTTTGTTGGTCTGTTTAAAATCCATGATTGCAGGCCGGCCCTTCCATACACCCAGGCAGTCAGTGGTGCCAGCATATAACCCACTATAATACAAAGGGACTTCAACGCCCCAGCATTCGTCCACATGCTGTAGACCTTGCATGATTACTTCTGCTGCCATGAACCATGAAGGATGTGCAAACGGATTGCCAGGCAAGGGTTTCATGTCGTCATGCAGCATGTAGTGTTCAAGATAGGCATGCATGCGTGTGCCGCGATTGGCTGCTTCTGTGGTAATTTCTTGAGCCTTTTGTTCGCCCACTCGCTTGCGCCAGTTGGCCAGAATCTGACGTTTTTCTTCACTCTTGGTACGATCCAGAATTGTGGTCACACTGGGTACCTTGCTGCCGTCGGGCAAACAGTAGTGTCGTTTGCCGTCAATGGTTTCACGGTCGCAAGGGGTATAATTGTATCTGTTGACTATCATTTAAACTCTAAAACTTTCTCCGCAACCACAACGATCACGTTCGTTGGGATTTGAAAATTCAAACCCCTCATTGAGACCTTGGCGAACATAATCCACAGTCATGCCGTCAAGATACACTTCGTGTTTTTTGTCTACCAACACTGCAAAATCGGCCTGAGCATAATTTATAGTGCCAATGTCATTGCTGTGTGCATCAACATATTCTAACACATAAGCCAGTCCTGAGCAACCAGTGGTTTTTACGGCCAGACGTATGCCTATGCCGCCGCGTTTTTCTAACAATCGTTTGATTTTGTTTCGGGCAGCGTCAGTTACTGTGATCATGTTTTGGTGCCACCCAGTTTTTGAGCCAGGCGCCTTGCAGTTTTGCAATATCCTGTGCTAGCTCTCGTTGTTCATTTATAAAATTAGCAGTGTAGTCCAACACCGTGGGCTTGGGCAATTCGACCTGTGCAGTAATTTCATGGCCAGTACGTTCCATGGTCTTTAGGCCGTGTTTACGAGCCAGATGCTGTATTCGTTGATTGTCACGGATGCAGTGCATGAACACCGAATGAACGCCATGTACCTTGCCCCAGGCAATCATGTGTTCCATCAACTTGTTTGCAATACCACGGCCCTGGTAATCATGATCAACACTCACAGCCAGTTCCCAGTCCAGGCCTTCGCGGGCCAGGTGTCCGAACCCCACAATGCGGTTGTCTGCATAATAAGTGAACAAATGATGTTGATCCGGATGATACAACATGTTGAGAATCATGGCATCGATTGCTGCGTCACCAACAGCATATCCAAATCTAGTGTAACGATCCTCGTCCCTGAGATTTTTTAAGTGCTGTGCATACTCGGCCAGGTGTTCAGTTTGACTGCGTTGTATTTTCATGCTTGGTCCTGTAGTCAGCTACCGCGGCTTTGATGGCGTCTTCAGCAAGGATGCTACAATGGATTTTGACTGGTGGCAGGGCAAGTTCTTCAGCAATCTCTGAATTTTTAAGAGCTGCTGCTTCGTCAAGCGTCCGGCCTTTAACCCACTCGGTAACAAGAGAACTCGAGGCAATCGCACTGCCGCAGCCGTATGTTTTGAACCTTGCGTCTGTGATGATGCCATCTTGCACCTTGATTTGTAATTTCATAACATCGCCGCAGGCTGGCGCACCAACCATGCCAGTGCCCACATCTTCATCGTCTTTGGCAAAGCTACCCACATTGCGCGGGTTTTCATAATGATCAACAACTTTATCTGAATAAGCCATACTGGTTCCTTGTATAAATTATACAACTAACTGGTTGACTAGTCAACCAGTTTGATTACATTGGGCGTTTCATTGCTGACTTGGCAGCAGCAGCAACTATGTCTTGTGCTCGATCAACTGGCATTGCAGTTGGTCCGGCTTGGGCACCTTTGAAGGTGATCATGCCCGAATTGGGATCCAGGGGTTCCAGCACGTTGCTCAATGGTGGCTGAGCAATCAGCTCGTCCAGATTTTGATCGTTGACGTTGATGTCTAGGCTTTGTGCCAGACTTATAAATGCTGCCTGGCTGATTTGTTTTTGTGCGTTGGTGTCATCGGCACGCCCGTTTAGAAATGCCACCAGACCCATTAGAGTAGCAGGATCTGGTGTGACGATAGAAGATGAAGCAACTTCATCTATGCGCATTATCTACGTGCTCGTCCAAGTGCCGCAGCAGGAGGTTCAGCATCCATGTCAGCAGCAGCCGCATCGGCCCCTAAATCGTCGGCAGCAGCCATGTCAACATCAGCAGCACCCATGGCAGCATCAGCAGCACCCATGTTAGCACCAGCCATGGCAGCATCAGCTGCTCCAGGAACAGCACCACCAGGTGCAGCTTGGCCAGTTACCACATTCAATGCCGCATCCAGTTGTTGTTTGGCGCCTTGCAAGTTGCCAACTAGACCGCTGAGTGCAGCAGTGGCATCTGTGTTGAATTGTTGAGCTTGTTCGATGCCTACTTGATTCTTGATTGAATCAACCAGAGCAGGTAATTCTTTGAATTGCAATTCTGTGACATCTTCCAACATGCCTTGCATTTTGTCAACCATGTCTTGTGCAGCTAATACCACTTGAGCCTGTTGAACTTCGCTTTCATTTAGACGCTTCATCACTCGACGCAAACGGCTTTCGGCAGCCATCATGGCAGCTCCAGCCACAAGTTTTTGTTCTTCTGGAGTGAGTGTTTGTCCAGCAGCAGATTTTTTAATTGCAGCATCAACCTTGGGATCTCTGGCGGCAGTACCGGGTGCAGCAGGCTTGGGCTGTGCTGCG